ACTCCTTCGCCTGTGCTTGTGACGCTGGTGTCAAAATCAAGACTCCCAACCTGGCTCAATCCGAAGTTGTAAATTGCACTCATTGGCATGCCTGTGCTTGGAATAAAGCTCCAAGCTGCTTCGCCACAATTTTTGAATGGATGGCCTATCGGCATGGTGGCCGCAACACTTTCTTTAAATCCATAAAATGAACCATTATGTCTCCAGCGATAAAATCCTTGTCCTGCCCATCCATAAACTGTCAATTGGTTTTCATACAAGAGGGTCGTGGCGTGACCGATCTCGCCAGTGCCAAGATTGACTGCGACCGTGATCATGTCGCAACGTAAAGACGAGTGAACGTTCCCCTGCGCCTGCGTTCCCGGCGTTTGACTGCCGATAATGCTTGTCAATGTGTAGTTGACTGCTGCGCTCCCAATGACTTTTGAGACACGCGTAAAACAACAATACAGTATGCCGTCGAGCAGCTGATCATAAATTAAGTTGATCCTGTTGTCGCGGATTGGAATCCAGCTGGTGTTGTCAATTGTGATCTGCGAGTAAATGTCTAGAAGTGTCTCGCTGATGCTCGTAGTGATGCCAGGGTCGGCCATTGATGCCAATGGCAAGGGGCTTAATTCCCATGGCGTGAACTCAGCCACCTTGCCCTGTGATCCCGTAAACACCTCAAAAGAAGCAGAGGGCAAAGTGTTAGTCGCGCCTAGGGAGGTCCCGACTGATCCCACCAGATACACCGGATCTAGTCGAGCCCTCCTGCGCCGTGCCCCGTAGCGGTACCGCTCCCTAGGCCTGACCACGGCTCACCTTGACTTCGAGGTTGCGCTGTTGCTGCCGCAGATTCAGCGCAATCCGGTTCGCTTCCACCACCTCCTGCAACCGCTGCCGCAATGCTGCGGTGCGGTTGCTGCCGTTCACCTGGACCTGAACCTGGGCGTCAGCCATCAGTCGTTCACGGCCAGCTTGACGCTATAGCCAATGGTCTGGCCGTCGCTGATGGTCACCGCGCTGGTTTCGGTCAGGATGCCGTAAACGCTGCCGGCGCACTTGCGCACCCGCAAAGTGCCGCTGCCCGTGCTGGTGATGTTGACCTTGTTGCCACTGGCCACCGGTGTGGCAGTGTGCAGCGTGATGGTGGAGCTGGTCACGCTGTCGGCGTAATACAGGGTGCCGGCCGTTAGGCCGCCGGGCATCGTGCCGCCGCTGTCCACCGTGACGGTGACAGCATCGCCATCGCTGAGGCCATGGCTGGCCACGGTGATCACATCGGTGGCCGGGTCCACCGCGCTGCTGGCCGTCAAGGCTGCCCCGGCTTGGCCATCGGTAGCGGCATCGAGCAACAGCACCACGTGGGTGTAAACCAAGCTGCCGCCACTGGCTGCAAACTGCACACTTACTGCCTGCTGCTCATAACGCCCAGCGCTGCTGCTGTAGCTGCCACCGGTCAGGGCGCTGGATTGAAACCGGGCGTAGCTGTTGGTGCCTTCGGCCAGTTCGTACTGCAGCCAGCTGGCAACCCCTGCATCGGTGGCCGGCGCGGTGGCGGCATTGACCAAAGCAGCGGTGAGCACTTTGCCGCTGTAGGCCTCGGACATTACCCGTGCCAGCTCAGCTTGGGTTAAGGCAGCAGTGACAGCCATCGGATCAACGCTCTGGCTTCAAGTTGCCCTAGAACCACTGGCTAGAAAGATCGAGCTTGTAGGTTTTGGTTTGATTGGCAGCCAGGGTGATCGCGGTCGGTTCGCGAATGACTGCCACAAAGGGATTCGCCTGAGCTGGCGGCGAGGTGCCCGCACTTTTTGAAGGAATCACCAACACCAAGAGATCGGTGTAGGTCACGCTGGTGGTGTAGTTGAGCGCAATGCTGAGCTGCGGCAGTACGGCCTTGCTTGTGTCTGTTGTGTCGTAAGTTGCTGTGCCGCCGGTGTAAAAAAGCGTATAGCTATTGCTCAAAATATAGGGATTCCACTGTGTCATCTCATCGGTGATGGCTGGCGCTGGATTGGCCCCGGTGGTGTTGGCCAAAAACACCGCAAAGGTCCCGCCTTGAAACAGCCACCACATTGCCCCCAGGGCAGCTTGGCGATGGCGGTAAATCGTGGCGGCCATGCGTCTTGCTGCTCTTAGCTGAGGTTGCCGCCTAAGCCCAGGCCCGCGCTGAACGTCTCCACCAGCAGCCGGCGCTCGGTGGTTTCAACCAAGCTGCGCACCTGCGGGCTGATCTCTTGCACCGCTTCCAGTTGCGTGCGCAATTGCAGCTCAGCGGCGCCCATGTTGCGGGTGATGCCCAATGGCACCAGCTTGGGCTCCAGCTCCAGCCGCACCTGCAAGGTGGTCTCACGAATCAGTTTGTAGGCCGTTGCCAATGACACCGGCGTCTGCTGCACAGGGAACACCTCGGCCCCGTTGATCGGCAAGCTGTTGATCAGCGTGGCGATCGCGCCGCTGTCAGCTTCATCCACCGGATCGTTGAGCACCGCGCTGTTGAGCGGCGGCTGGCTGCCGTTGTTGACCACCGCCGGCGGCACCGGCAGCGCCGTGGTGCCAGGGGCAACCGGGGTCCAGCGCGGCCCGTTAATGTCCCCACCGGCCAGGCCCCAGTAGAGGGCATCAGTCGAGACAATGCAGCTGTTGGCATCAAAGGCCCAGCTGGTGCCATTGCTGCGGTAGGTGGCCGTCAGGCCGTTATTGCTCAGGTGAAATGCCGCCAGCGGCGGGGTGGGCAGCTGGCCCAGGGCAGTGGTGACCTGCAGCCCAAGGCGGTGGCCCAGCAGCAGCAGGTTCTGCTCTTCGGCATAGCGGGCAGCAGCTGTTTCGGCATTGCCCTTGCTGATGCTGCCGTCATCGTTGACCACATCGTCTGGCAGGAACGGCACACCAAAGCTGTTGGCCTTGTTGGAGCGCTGGGCATTGTTGTTGCCCACCTGGATGCGGCTACCGCCCTGAATGACCACATCGGAGGCCTGCACCGGGGCCAGATAGTCGGGCACGGGCTTGGGGTCGTTGTCGTCAAACTCATCACGGGTGGTGATCAGATGGTCTTCAAGGACAAGGGTGAAAAACTGCTGCAGCAGCAGGTTGTAGTTGAAGCTCGCGTCTTGCTTGATTTTTGTCGCTGCTGCGGCCAAGGCCTGCTGGCCCATTTGCGTCAGCCCATAGGCCACAAAGACCCGCTTAAATTCTTTGACCGCCGTGCCGCTGTAGGCGTAGTCGATCTGGGTTAGCTCTTTGAGCCCTTTGCCGCTGGGGATGCCTCCGAGTTTGGAGTAATCCGGCACGCCAATCCGGCCCAGCGCTTCTTCAAAGGACATTTGTTCGCGGCTCTCCTCTCGCGTCTTGCGGTAGGTGGGCAGCTTGGGCAGCAGCGTGATCCGCATGGTGTCGCCACCACTGGGGTTGCTATACAGCGGGCCGCTTTCCAGGCTTTGAATGGCAGAGTCAATCTCCTGGTCAATCTGCTGCTGCTCTTCATCGCTGAGCGGTGGCGGTGGAATTTCTTGAAACTCGTAAATTTCAGTTTTGCCGCAGGTGATTCTGACGTTGGCCAGTTGCATGGCCGTTTGCCGCAAGGCTTCTGCTGCGCCATCTTGACCGGCCAGGTCTTTCTTTTTGGCCGCGTTGATGTAGTCCTGGACAATTTGGCTGTTGATCTTGACCAGCTGCTCTGTCTTGTCGGTGCGTCGCTCGATGACGCGGTTGTCTGGTTCAGCAGTTAGCTCAGCCGTGGCAACGGTTTCGGTGACGGCAAAGGTATCACTGGTTTGGTCGTAGTAAGAGACCTTGATGGTGGTCGTGGTTGACAAGCTGGAGGCATCCCAGCTGGCACCAAACTGGCCATAGGTGCCGTTCTCCACCATGAACCCATCGGTGTAAACCGTGTTCAGCGGCTTGCCTTTATCGCCTTCGATCTGCTGCGCCTCGCCACTGCCCACCGGCGCTTCGGTGAAGTCCAGGCCGCCAGCGTTGGGGTTGAGGTCCAGCACCTTGCCAAAGGTCACCACCGGCCCGCCCAGGCTCAGCTCCCCGTAGCTCTGCACCTGCAGCACGTTGTCGGCGTCCAGGTAGCCGTAGCGCCCGACGCTGGCCAGGATGTCGCTGATCGTCTCGATGTAATCCGGGCTTTCCAGTGCCGGGATCTGCTTCGGCAAAGACCAGCTGCCCAGATTGCCCAGGGTGATGCCGCACCGAGTGGCCAGCAGCACCAATGCCTCACGCAGGTCTAGCGCTGAGGCCAGCTTGGGCAGTCGGCCATTGAGCGCATCCACCAGGGCGCTATTGACCGTGCCGCCGCCTTTGCCCTTCTGAAACGCCAGCTCATTGGCAATCTGCAGCTCGGTCTGATTGCTGAGCGGGTTGGCAAACGCCTGGGTCACCTTGAACAGGCCACGCGGGAAGCGGGCCACACGATCACCATCGGGGGTGACGTAGGCCAGCTTCACTTCGGTGCCATGGGCCGGGGTGATCAGCCCAGCAATCACCAGTTCGCCAGTGGTGTAGATCAACCCCTGGCCTTGGATGTGATCATCGCGGATCGAGCCGGAGATCACCGGGCCTAGGTTGCAGAGGATCTGGGCGCGAAGGTCGAGCACCATCAGACCTGCTCCACGCTGATGCTGACGGTCCAGATCGTGGTCTTGAGGCCGCTGACGATGCGCGTTTCAGCGTTGGCCGTGGGAGCGCTGATCGGCCACCAGTCGCCCGTTGCGGGGGTGCTCTGCACAGTGGTGGCCACCCAGTTCCGCAAGGTGGTGAAGGCGGCCTCGTTCGCCACGGTGCCGCTGATGGTGCGCACGCGGGAGCTGCGCAGCGGCCCTTGGATGTAGGGGAACCCCCCAGCGGTGCGCTCCAAGGTCGGCAAATCGTCGAGCGTTTCCATGGGCTCGGTCAGGGTGATCACCACCCCGCCGAGGGTGACGGTGCCCAGGTCTGGCGCCAGCCCCAGATCAGCAGCAGCGCTTTTCTCCAGCGCCTTTTTCGCTGCCGTGAGCGCTTGGTTGGCATCGACCAAAGTGGCCGACACCTGCACGAAGGCGCCGAGCTGCTCAAAACTGGGGGCCTCGGTGAACCAGCAGGCCACACCGCTGGCGCTCAAGCCATTGGCACTGGCCGACAGGGAGACGGTGCTGCCGACGCTGTTGGTGGCGATGCTGTCGCCATCGCCTTGGCGGGCGGCCCACCAGTTGTCAAAGATGCTCTTGAACTGCCCCAGCTGGGTGGCATCCAGCAGGCCGCTGACGGTCCAGTTGCGGGCCACCAGGCCCAGCCGCACGTCGTCGGCCTCATAGCCAAACGGTTGGGCGGTGAGGTTTTTGATCTGGAGGCCGTTGATGGTGACGCTCATGTCAACGCGAGGTCCCGTTCACCACTGCCCGACCTGAGTTGCCGTTGCCGGTGCCTGAATTGTTGACGGTGACGTTGACCACTGGCGGCTTGCTGGTGTTGGTGACGATCTGGGAGAGGAAGGTGTTCATCTGGGAGAACTGCTGACTGCCGTCGATCACGGTGTTCACCTGGGCCTGAAAGGCGGTGGAGAGGTCGCCCCGCGCTTGGGCAGCGCCATTGAGTTGGTCCTTGAAGTTCTGGGCGGACACGGCAGCCGCGCTGGCATAGCCAGCTTGTTGGCGCAGCTGTTCGTTGACATCGGCCTGCAGCTGAGCCTGCTGTTCTGTGCTGCCGTACTGGGCTTGGCCGTTGAGGGCAATCAGCCGCTCTTGGGCAAGGCGCTCACGGGCAGCGGCCTGCTGCTCTTCAAGCAAGCTGCTGCGCAACCCACCCAGGCGCTGCTCTTCGCTGTTGGTCTGGCGGATCAGGTCCAGGTTCTGCTGGGCCAGTTGCACCTGCCGCTGGCTTTCCGGTGTGCCCTTGTCAGCGTTAGCGGCCTGGGCCTGCAGCAGGGCAATCTGGGCTTCAATGTCAGCCCGTTTGCCAGCAGCAGCTGCCTTTTGCTGTTCAAACGCCAAGCTGGCCTGCTGGGCCTGCTGTTCGGTGACCAGGGCGCGGGCCTTGAGGTCAAACTCGGCCACGGTTTGGTTGAACTTGGCCTGGCCGTACTGCAGCTCCAGCTGGCGACGCTGGGCGTCGTTGGTGGCGAGAGACTGGGCCTGCTGCAGCTCCTGATCCAGCAGGCTCTTGATGGTGTTGGAGCGATCAACGGCGGCCTGGCTGCGGGCGGCATTGATCTGGCCCACGAGCTGGGTTTCCTGGGCATAGAGGCCTAAGCGGGCCTCTTGCGTCTGAAGACCTTGTTTGTCAATGCCCAGGCTGGTGAGCTGTTCATTGCGCAGCCTTGCCTGAGCCTGCTTTTGCTGCATTTGGCCTTGCAGCGCAGCGCTATTGGCCGCCAGCAGTTCGCCGGTGCCGTCCTTGTATTTCTTGCGGAACTCATCGGCCAGGCCAGGCAGCCGCGCTAGCACCCGCTCAAAATCTTTCGGCGCCGCAAAGGCGATGTTGTTGATGCCTTCGAGCTTCACCGCATCGGTGAACAGGGCCCGCGCTTGCTTGCCGGTGAGCTTGTATTGATCCTGCAGCTGCCGCAGCGCCACCACCGCTTGGGTCCCCTGCTCTGGAATGATTCCCAGGGCATTGCCCAGCAGGCCGCCGCCCAGGCCAAGCTTGTTGGCTTCAAAAACGATGCCAACGCCTTTGAGCACATTGGTCAGCGTTTGGATTTGCTCAATGATGGTGGGCAGCAGGCTTTCACCAAACGCAATCTGCAGCTCTTCCCAAGCGTTGCCGAGCTTGGCAAACTGCTGCGCGCTGGTCTCCACGCCACCAGCACCAGCGGTCAGCTGGTTAAGGCCATTGGCCAGTGCCGGGAAAAATTGCTGAGCGGTCAGCTGCCCCGATTCGACCAACTTGTTCAGTTGTTGCTGGGTGATGCCCAAGCCCTTGGCAGCGGCCGCAAACGCAATCGGCAGCCGCTCACCCAACTGCCCCCGCAGTTCTTCCATCTGCACGGTGCCTTTGGACGCCACCTGCTGAATGGCCAGCAGGCTGCCGCTGACTGCATCGCTGCTCAGGCCCAGGGCCTGACCGGCCTTGGCCACCGCTTGGAACACTGCCCGCTGTTGCTGTAGCGGGATGCCTGCGGCGGTGGATGCGGCCGTAAAGCTGCCGAAGTCGTTGGCCAGTTGCTTGTAGGAGAGGCCCAGCTGATCGGCCAGCCCTTTGGTGAACTGCAGCGCCCCAGCGGCGCCTTGAGGGCCCAGGGTGTTCTGCAGCTTGCGGGTGATCGACTCAAACTCCACCGCTGCCTGCACGGCATCCTTAATGCCCACGGCCACACCGGCAAAGCTCAGGCCGATGCCTGCTGCGCCGGCCAGGTTGCCCAGGCCACCAGCGATGGACGGGCCCAGGCGATTGCTGCCACCTGCCTCAGCTTTTTGACGCTCCTGCGTCGCCTTGCGGATCTCAGCGGCCAGCTCTTTGTATTTCTTTGATCCAATGTCAACTAGCCGGATTTCTTCTTTCAGGCTGGTGATGCGCGTGTCCAGCGCCACCAGGCTGCCCTTGCTGGCTTTGGTCCCCAGCGCATCCTCAATGGCCGAGCCTGCGCGGGTGGCCAGGTTGCGCACCTGTTCAATGCCGGCCCGAAACGCGGTCGTGTCCAGCAGGACATCAAACGTTGCCCGCCCCAGCGATTCCGCCACGCGCCCTTAACCCTGTGCCGTGAAGTTGCCCCTCAGCGCAGCAGCTTTTGCAGCGTTGTTAGCGGCGGCAGCTTGGCTAGCGCTGGGCTGATCCAATCCCGTGCCGGCATCTGCCGTCCTGTGCTGGTCCGGTACCCCTTGAGGATGTACAGGGAATACTCCACGTTCCAGCTGAACCGGTAGGCAAACCGCCCGGTCTGGCTGCGCTGAATGCTCTGGCGGAACGCACCGCTGTCGATGATGTCGCGGGGGCTGCCAACGCTCTCGCGGCCTTTGCCCTTGCGGTTGTAGCTGCCCCGTGTCGTCGTGTATTGCGTCGGCCAGGTGAACTGCTTGGCAGTGATCTCTTTGGTGAACTGAGCCTCTAGGCGCTGCACGTAGCGCTCAAAGGCTCGCTCTAGGCGATCTTCGATCAGGGTGCCGTCGATCTCAATGCGCACGGCTCACTCCTGCCGCACCGCATCCAGCACGACCACATGGCCCAGGGCCGTCTCCAGGATGCTGCCGATGCCGCCACGGCCATAGGCGCTGCGTGCCGCCATTAGCGTCACGTTGTAGGTGCTGCCGCTGTCAATCTCCAGCGTGCCGGTCATCCCCTCCAGCACCGCGTCATCAAGGGTCTGGGGGTCGGTGACGTAGCCCTCAAAGCGTGAGGTGCGCACGTCCACGCCTGCAAAGTTCTGGCCGATCGTGGCGCCGATCTCTTTGACGAACACGCGATAGCTGTCGGCCGTGGTGTTGGCCAGGACGTTGCCGGTGTCGGGGTCGGTGGTGGTGCCAGCGGCAGGGAGCTGAAAGGTCAGCTCCCCATTGCTGTAGGCGTCCAGAGCGCTGGCCATCTGCTGCCTCAGGGGCTAGGGGCGGTGGCCTTGGTCAGGGTATAAGCGCCGTAGCCCTGCAGGGTGAACGAACAAGTCGCAATCCCACCAGCTTCAATCGACTCAGAAAAGTCGGTGATGATGCCGATGCCTGCGTGCTTTTCCACCGTGGCCACCGAGGCGCCGGGGTCGGGCGATTCGCGGTACCACTTGACGTATTGCCCAGTTGGGGCGGCCAGAGCAGCGTCTTTCAGAAACTTGTAGCCAGCGTCCACGGTGTCCAGGTTCATGGACATCGGGATGCTGTAGCTCTGACTGGTGGCCACAGCTTTTTGGAAACCACCGGTGGTGCCGTAATCGGTCACCGTCTGGGTTTCGGTGGTGCCCTCAATGCCTGCGTTGGTCAGGTTGAGGATTTCAGTCAGGCTAGTGCTGCTGCTGGGGTGGGTATCGCTGGCAGAGGTGGCATTGGCCATCCACAAGCGGTAGCCGATCGCGGACATAAATGCCATGGGGCAGGTCCTGTGAGGTCTGGCTCAAGTTGCCGCTAGCTCAGGAACGCAATAGCTCCGCTTGGCCCCCTTGGCGGGCGTAGAGGTTGGAATAGCGGCCGTCGTAGCCGATCGCCAGCGATAGTTGCTCACGCCAATAGGCCTGCTGGGCGCGGATGCCGCTGAGCTTGGCCTCAGGGCTGCCGGGCTGCCACTCCAGCACGTCGGCACGGATCAGGCCCAGGTCTTCTGATGCCTTGCTCTGGAAGGTGGTTTCAAGGGTGTTGAGCTTGTCGATCGCGGTCTGGCTGGTGGTGATCGACGCAGCCGAGGCTTCGCCCATGAGCACGTCGAGGTGGTCCAGGGGGATGGTGGACGCGGGGATGGCGAGGTGACGGCGGATCGCTTCGCGGTCGGTGGCAAGCCAGGGCATGGCAGGTCCTTTTGCTTAGGTTGCCCCTGGCTTAAACCCAGATTTGGTCAACAGCTTCCCTGTCCTGCTCTGTCTGCGCCAAGACCAAAAAAACCTCTGACAGCTCCCCGATTTTTTCCTTGTCACTGCCTTGAGCCTTGTCATAGAGAGCTTTTAGCTGTCGCAAGCGGTCAGCCGAAAACTCGTCGGTGGTCGCCACCCGCAATGCTTCCTCTAGGAGTGAGCTGAGCATCATTAGGCCATGTACTCATTCAGACTACGCCTGATTCGGTCATAGAGCTTGGGTCGCATCTGCTTGAGCCTTTCAGGCTGTGTCACAAAGGCAACAAAGCCCTCGGCAAAAGCCTCCATGTCATTGGTGCCGCTGTAGCGCGTCAGTTTTTTGTCAGCCCATAAGCGAATTCCAAGTTTGTCGTCTTTGGTTTCATCCATGAATTGAACGACATGGCCAATCTCGTGAATTGCCGTTGACATCACAGACCTTGCATCTTTTTCTGCGCCACCAGGCATGGCACTAAAAGACCAAACGTCTTCCTTGTTTTCAAGCTGATCCAAGACCGCTGATGTGTGTGCCGCCAAGTCCTCAACCTTGAACGCCTTATTTTTTAATAGCTCACCTTTTTTGACTGCAACAAAGTTGTAGTTTTTGTAGGCGTGGCCATTGGCATCGGCAGACGGCAGGATAAATCTTTTCAGGTACTGATCAATTCTGCTTTCATATAGCTCATCAATTGACTCGCCGGCCATTTTCTTCCTGATTCCGCGCCCAACAAGATCAAGGCCTTCACCAGTGCGCTGACGAAGCACTTCCTCTTGAAAAGTTTTGTTTTGCATAAATATATTCCAGCGCTCGGCTGGCGTGGTCTTGCCTGTAAAAACAAAAGTAGTTCCGCTTTTGTCTAAAAATTGAACCATGGCTTTTGCGTTTTCGCCCGCTTCTCCTGGCTGCCCCATAAGTTGTTGCAGCGCATCTGCAATGTCCGAACTTGTAAGCCCAGCTGATGCAGTTGATTGAGCAATGGAAAAATTGCTGGCAACAATCTTTTTAAGATTTTCGGCTGCCAATGCTTCAGGGTTTGCTGGCTCTCGGTTTTTTCTTTGTGTAGCTACTGATGATTTGGTTGCCACCCGTGGCGGGCTCCAGAGCGCTTCCGGCGCCCGCTCCATCCCCAGCGACTTCTCAAACGGGCTAGGTCCACTGATCGGCTCCTTGCCGGCGGCCTCTAAATCGGCCAGCACCGCCGCCCGGCCCTTGGCCTCCTCTTGCGGATCCACCAGGCCCAGCTCCTCCCATTCGGGGTCCCACGGCGTCACCGTGCAGCGGCAATTGGGGTGCGCTGGGCAGACCACCTCACCCAAGCGGTAGACCTTGCCGTGGCGTGGGGCGCAATAGCCGCAGGTGCGGCTGCTGCCTACCGCTTGCCACTGCACTTGCTGAATGCCCTCGGCTTCGTAGCGGAGCTTTGTGCCCTCCACCATCGCGGCAGCCATCTCGGTGCGGGCGACCATCTGCGCCCGGCTTTTGGTTAGCTCCAGGTTGTTCTGCAGGGTGCTGCGCAGCTGCCGCCAGCTGTCGCCGCTGGCCAGGTGAAACTCCACCGAGCCAATGATGCGCCCGCGCAGGTCCACCTCCACCAGCCGATTGAGCAGGGCAAAGGCCTGGGTGCCGCGACCACCGGCGGCGTAGTTGGCCAGGGCCGCTTCACGCTGCGCGGCTGCCACCAAGGCGCTGGGGTTCTGTTGCGCCATGCCGGGCGACAGGATTGCCTCGGCATTTCTGGCCGCTTGGCTCAGCTGCCCGAGCGCTTCCTCGGCATTGGCCGGGGCGTTCTGCGCCACCCGCCGCAGTTCAGCCAGGGCCCAGAAATCTCCTGCCTTCAGCCCAGCCCGTAGCGCTTGGTTCACCACCGGTTGCAAATCTGGCGGCAGCTTCAGGGCGCCCAACTCCTGGCCCAGCTGCTCGCGCAGGATCAGCAGTCGCTGCAGCGGCATCGCGCTGGCACCATCCGCCGCACGCTTGTAGGCCGTTTCAATCCGCCCCTCCAGCGCCCGGTAGGCGCCGGTCAGGCCGTCAAGGATGTCGCGTTCATAGGGGCCCAGCAGGGCATTGCCGAGCCGCTCCCAGCTGTCGGCCGGATCCATCAGCTACCCAAACCAGTGGGCGGCATCAGCAGGTTGCCCTCCAGCAGCTGCCGGTCGCGCTCCAGCTGTTGATCCAGTTCCTGCTGCTGGCGGCCGTCCATTTCGGCCACTTCGGCAATGACATCAAAATCAGCCGGCAGGATGCCGCCGCGCTGCAGCAGCTCCAGGGTGGTTTCCTTGCTGAGGTAGCCGCCATCGGCCAGGGCCTGCAGCTGGGCCACCTGCTGCGGTTCGAGCTTGGCTTCCAGCGCCTGGGCGTTGATGCTCAAGCTGCCGGTGGGATCCTCTTCGGTGTAGGCGCACCAAAGGAACTGGATCTGCTCAAACAGGTTCGCCTTTTGCAGCCCCGCAAGCATCAGCCCGCTCTGCACTTGCCCTGCCTGCAGCCTGGCCTGGGTCGCGGTAACGGCCTCTTTGCCGCTCATGAATGCCAACGTCTCAGCGTTGATCAGCTCTTCGATGTGCCGCAGGTGCTCCTGCTGCTGGGCGAGGCTGCTGCCGGAGGGCTCGGCAAACCGAAAGTCACCATCAACGGGCACATCGACAACGCTGTTGGGGCCGATCACCAGCGGTGGCGGCGTCTGGCCGTCCAGCAGCAGGGCGCCACGGCGCACGGGCACCGGCAACGCGCAGCGGTGCAGCAGTTCGTTGAGGTCCGAGCGGCTGCGGTAGTGCTGCAGGGTGAGCAGGGCCAGCTCGCGGAACGGCGGCAGCCCGTGGCCCCAACGCTGCGGCTGCGGTGAGTACCAAATCAGCGGCACCTCCTGCAGGCTGGTAAATCCTTCTTCCACCAGTTGCAGCTTGGTGGTGGCGCCTAGCTGTTTGTTGAGCTTGTAGACCTGAAACGCGCTGGGCGTCAGCACCCGAAAAAACGGCTCCAAGGTGAACCCGAAATCACCGGATTCCACCTCGCGCCATTCCATCACGGTGGCCTGGGTGAGCACCTCTTGGCCGGCGATGTATTCGCTCTTCCAGTTGAGGATGTGGCGCCGCTCCAGGAGCACCAGATAGGGCTGACGGCCGAGGGCCAAGCGATCGGCCTCCGATGACACCGCTGCCTGCTGCGGCATCTCCACCATCACGGCGCAGCCGCCATCGCGCATGGCCAGCGCATCGGCCATGGCCATGAAGGCCGTGAGGTTGTTGCCCAGCTGGTCCACATCATCCAGCTGCTGCTCCAGCGACAGTGGCAGATCCGTCAAGCTGTACTGCGCCAGGATGCCGCTCATGGCTTCTACGGCCTTGCGAAAGCTGGGCACATAGGTGGCCCGTGCCAGACGGGCCTGGTAGGCGCGGTCTGGCTCTTTGACTTCCTGTGGCAAATAGGTGGCGGTACTGCCGCGCAGGCCGTGCCAGCAATCGTTCAGCAGCTTGAGATCGGGTTCGATGTCCCGCAGGACTGGATGTTTCCAGGTCGGCAGGTTCGGCGCATCGAAGAGATCGCCGTCAATGGCAGGCCTGCCGTCCATTCATGGGTAACCCTTCCGTGCCTTGAAATTGCCGCTGAGGGTTAAGCCAAGGCGCGGCGCACGTGGTAGCGGGTGGTGTTGAGGTGGGTGGCGATGCGTTGCTGACTCCAGCCTTTGGCGCGGAGACGGCGGATGCGTTGCTGGCGGCTCTCGCTGAGCCAGAGGATCACACCGATCACAGCGATCAGCGGAACCAGCAGCACCCACAGGAGGGTGGTGACGGTCATGGGTGGGAATGCTTGGGGATGCGTCGGTGGCGGGCCGTGCCCTGCGCTTCCGACTAGCAGATCCTAGTCGATGCTGCTGCGGTTGTCTACAGCCAGCCGGCATCCATGGCCTGATCGCTGTTGTGCAGCTCGAAATGGCCCAGTTCATGGCCCATGCCGGTGGTGGCACGCAGGTCGAGCTTGAGGGTGCCCAGGTCAATGCCGAGCATGGTGCAGACCTGCTGCGGCGTTTCGCCACGGTCCAGCAGGCGCCGGGCCTGCATGCCCCGCTGGCGCACGCTGCCGGGGGCCTTGAGCCAGAAGTTGTGGTCGCGGATGTAGTGGCGCCACTCGCCCAGGATGAAGGGCAGGGCAATGGAGGAGAACTTGAAGCCGCGCTCTGGGTCAAAACGGCGCACGGCTTTGAGCAGCCCGATCAGGCCCAAGCTGTAGAGGTCGTCAAGTTCAAGGCAGTGGTAGTTGTGCCGCTGCTGTTTGATGATCAGCTTGAGGAGGGGGACGTGTTCGGCAACCATGCGCTCCTCGGCGCGGCGTTTGCGCGGGCAGGTTTCGTGATACAGCAGGCCGGTGGTGCGGCGCTGGGGTTTGGCCGCTGTGACCGCAACCGGAAATGGCGCGGGCATGGGCCTGGGCCATGGTGCGCTGGCCACCACAGGCGCATCCCAGAGACTGAGCTGCCCTGGATCTGACTTGCGCTGGCGAGCCCTAGCCATGGTGGTCACCAGATTGCCCCCTGGCCGTAGGAAACAGCTGCACTGGTGGCGATGGTGGGGCGTGAACGCAGCCAGGCCAGGCCTTGGCTCAGGGCATCTACTTGGTCGTCGTGGGCAGCGTTGGGGAAGGCGGCGGCCTCTTCAATGAGGGTCGAGGCCCAGCTGCTGCGCTCCGGCAGATAGACGTTGCCGGCTTCGATGAGCGGGGAGATGGCCGCAGCGCGGGAGAACTTGCCCCCCTGCGGGTTGACGGCGATCAGGCCGGGGATCTTGGATTTGAGCAGGGAGATCACCGCCGGGCCGTTGGCCTTGTCTTCCACCACGGTGGCAACGGGTTTGTAGCGGTTGAAGGTGTTGACAATCGCGGGGATGGTTTCGGTGATGTCGAGCCGATCGCGGATGCAGTCCAGCAGGTAGAAACGGCTGCCGAGCTGCCCGATCACCAGGCCGACCACATAGTCGGTGTTGGGTCCGTCTTTAAACGTGAGGTCCCAGGAGGTGATGACGCGCTCTAGCTGCGGCAGCTCGCGGTAGGTCTGCCACCAGGAGCGCTTGAACAGCCCACCGGCTGGCGGTGCGGGGCGCTGCTGAAAGAGGGCATTGAAGCCGTATTCACCCAGCACGCGGCGGCGATCCTGCAGCGCGTCGAGGTCGTAGCGCTCCGGGCACAGGGCCTCACCGGGGGCACGGCCAAGCGGGTCGTTCTCTTCTGCGATGGCCGGCAGATTGATGACGGTCCAGTTGGGCGCGTCGTCGGAGCTGAGGATGCGGCCGGCGAGGTCGTCTTCGTGCCAGCGGGTCATGGTGAGCACGACGGCGGCGCCAGGTTCGAGGCGGGTGTAGAGGTCGTCGCGGTACCAGTTCCAGACGCGCTCGCGGTAGGCCTCGGATTCGGCCTCTTCGCGGGACTTCACCGGGTCATCAATGCAGACCAGCGTGGCGCCGAGGCCGGTAATACCAGCGCCGACGCCAACGGCACGGAAACCACCACCGGCGGGGGTTTCCCATTGCTCCACGGCTTTGCGGTCGGAGCTGATCTCCATGCGCTGGGCGGCGATGCGGCGTGCCTGGCGGGAGAAGGTGTTGGCGAGGGTTTGGGAGTAGGCGGCGATCACCACGCGCTGCGTGGGGTCTTGTTCCAGGCGATAGACGGGGTAGCGGATCGTGCCCTGATGGCTTTTGCCATGGCGCGGTGGCACGGTGACGATCAGGCGCTTGAGAGTGCCAGCGGTGATGGCGTCGAGGTAGGAGCGGATATGGGCGAGGTGGGGCCAGTCCCAGTTGTCATCGGGTGAGACGTCGCGCAGCCAGGCGTGAAATGTGGTTGTGGCGTGGACGGTGCGCTGTTGTTGCCCTACTGAGAGGGGGCTACGGGCAGGAACAGCAAGGCAGCCGGTCATTGCAACAAGCCAAGCAACTCAGACTGCAAGCGAACGGCGCCAACGACTGCTGAGAGCTGATTGGACTCCATGGCCTTGTTGATGGTGGCTTCAAGGGTTTGGAGTCGAGCGGCTTTCTTTTCAGCCAGCGTGGAGTTGTCCCAGGTTTGATAGAGCAACTGTTTAGCGCAGTTAAGCCACTTATCTGCAGTAGTACGCGACACCCCCCAGCGTGAGCGGATAACTGGGATAACTGATAGCTCGTTTTTGCCGATTGCCATGCACTCGGCAATCTCCGTCCAGATGTCTAAGAGTTCTTCGTGCGTGTAGTGGGTTTTTTCTTTTTCCATCTGCCTAGTTTAGCCAGATGCGGGCATAAAGAGGATGCCTTCGGCCGCGAGGATATTGAGGCGCAGTTCAGCGTCTTGGAAGGAGGATGCCCAGATTGTGGCGAGGCGTGAGCGGTTGGATTTTGCGTTGACGGTGTAGGTGAAAAGGTAATGACCGTGGGTAGAGCGGCGGCGGGTGGGGAGGAAGGCGCCAAGGAGGCGGAAGGATGCCAGGAGCTGACGGGCGATGTCTTCGGCTTCGGCAAAGGTGTGTTTGGCGTCAATGATGAGGCCAAACGGTTCACCGTTATCGGGGTGATCAGCAACGATTGACCAGGGTTCCATGGGAAGGCTGGTGCTTGGGATAGGTTGCCGCGAGGGGAGTGATGGTGATGATGGCGCCGGGGTGTTCTTTGGG